GAAGAACATCATCCGCGACTACACCGACCCAGACTACACATACACCCCTGAGTACGGTTCACGTAAAGCGAAGAAGGCTGACTACGACTTGGTGGATATCATCCCCGTGTCAGATCCCAATGCGGCCACCATGAGCCAGCGAGTGATCCAGTACCAAGCTGTGATCCAGATGGCGCAGATGGCTCCGGACATCTACAACTTACCCGAACTCCACCGCGGTATGTTGAACGTCTTGGGTATCAAGAACGCTGAGAAGCTTGTGCCGATAGCAGATGACATGAAGCCGATTGACCCTGTGCAGGAGAACCAGAACGCACTCAAGGGCACACCGCTCAAAGCGTTCCTGCATCAAGACCACCAGTCACACATCCAAGTGCACATGATGCTGCTCCAAGACCCGATGATTCAGCAGTTCATTGGCCAGAACCCGCAGGCCCCCAAGATCATGGGCGCAATCACTGCGCACATTGCAGAGCACGTTGGCTACCAGATGCGTCAGAAGATCGAGCAACAACTCGGTATGCCCTTGCCTCCCGAAGACGAGAAGTTGCCACCGCAGATTGAGATTGCCTTGTCGGGCATGATGGCTCAAGCGGCTCAGCAGGTTCTCATGCAGGATCAAGCCAAGGCCGCGCAGATGCAAGCACAGCAGCAACAGCAAGACCCGCTTATCCAGATGCAGATGCAAGAGTTGCAGTTGCGTGGCCAAGAATTGGAACTCAAGAAACAGAAGATCATGATGGATGCTGCCGCCACCGCGGATAAACAGCAGTTGGAAGAACAAAAGGTCAGTGGTCGTTTGGAACTCGACGCCCTCAAAGTGGGTGCACAAATCAAAGAGTCCCAAGCCAAGACCCAGTTTGAACAAGAACGTGCCGGTGTCCAGATGGGCGCTGACATCGCAAAGAGTAAAGCCCAGATGGATTTACAAGCGCGTACTACTGCGCTCCAAAATAGTAGCAAACAAGGTTCTAGAAAATGATTCAAGAATTCGCACGCGTTTTGCGCGACAAAATACGCACCGACATGAACAATTACGCCGATGACATCGCGGGTGGTTCGTGCCGCACTTACGAAGAATATCAAAAACTCTGCGGGATTATTTCGGGTCTAGCCCTTGCAGAGCGTTATCTCCTTGACCTGCAGCAGAAAGTAGAAGAATCCCATGATCGAAACTGAATCAGGATTGATTTTGCCCCCCGGTATTTCGTTGCCGCCACACATCCAGCCAGTCGAACAGCCTGATGAAGATGATGATAACGATACAAAAGCAGGTGCACTGCCCAGCCCCACAGGTTGGAAATTGCTCTGTGTAGTCCCTGAAGTCGAACAAAAGATTGCAGGAACATCACTGGATCTCGTGAGAGATACAGCCACTATGCGTCAGGAAGAACATGCCACCACGGTACTGTTTGTATTGCGCGTAGGCCCCGATGCGTACAAAGACACCGCCAAGTTCCCCAACGGAGCATGGTGTAAAGAGGGCGACTTCGTGTTAGTACGTACTTACTCCGGTACCCGATTTAAGATTTTCGGCAAAGAGTTCCGTCTCATCAACGATGACCAAGTTGATGCTGTTGTGCTAGACCCTCGCGGCCTGACCCGCGCTTGAAAGGAAGAATATGGCTATAAAAGATGAGTTTAAGTTCCCCGACGAAATCGAAGACAAGAAGACTGCTGAAGTCGAATTTGAAATCGAAGGCGAAGGCGAAGGTGACGTAGAGATAGAAATCGAAGACGACACGCCCGAGCGTGACAGGGGCCGCAAGCCCCTAGACCGTGAAGTGCTTGATCCGACCGACGAAGAAATCGAGTCTTACTCTGACAAAGTCAAAGGACGCATTAAAGAATTGACCCACGCCCGCCATGACGAGCGCCGTGTCAAAGAAGCCACGATGCGTGAGAAGCAAGAGCTTGAGCGTCTAGCACAGCAGTTGATTGAAGAAAACAAACGCCTCAAACAAAACGTTTACACAGGGCAAGAAGCCATCATTGAAGGCGCTAAAGGTAAAGCTGACTTTGAGTTGAAAGAAGCCCGAGCCAAACTTAAAGCCGCGCAAGACGCATACGACAGTGATGCAATCGTTGCAGCCCTTGAGGAAGTCACGGATGCAAAGATTCGCGCAGAACAAGTAAAAAATTATCGTCCTACCCCTTTACAGGAAGAGAACTTTAATGTACAAACACAACAAGCCCAACCTTCAAAGGCTGAACCGGACGAAAAAACTCTGCGCTGGCAGGCAAAAAACCAGTGGTTCGGACAGCAAGGGTTTGAGGAGTACACCAGCTACGCACTAGGGCTGCACCAAAAACTAGTCACAAACGGAGTGGATCCCCGCTCTGCTGAATACTTCGAGCAAATTGATGCTCGCATGAAGTCATCGTTTCCTGATTTATTTGGGCAAACAAATGACAAGCCAAGGTCTGGTGAGGTTCAAAAGAAGCCTACGACAGTGGTGGCCTCTGTGTCTCGTTCTACGAGCGCAGGAAAAATTAAGCTAACTCAAACGCAAGTAGCGTTAGCGAAAAAATTTGGTTTAACCCCGCAGCAATATGCTGCTCAAGTAGCGAAACTGGAGAACTGAAATGGCTGAAACAATTGACCGCTCAAATCGTGACATGAAGTCACGCGAAAAATCTGTCCGTGCTGTATACGTACCGCCGACAAACTTGCCTGATCCAACGCCTGAACCGGGCTATGTGTATCGCTGGGTAGCGACGCATGTTCTGGGACAAGCGGAAGTAACCAACGTGTCGCGCAAAATGCGTGAAGGTTGGGTGCCGGTGAAGGCAGAAGACCATCCGGAATTGATGATGATGGGCAACGAAAAGACTGGGAACGTGGAAATTGGTGGCCTCATGCTTTGCAAGATGTCTGCCGAGAAAGCTAAAGCCCGGGATGAGTACTATGACCAGCAAGCTCAAAACCAGATGGATTCAGTTGACAATAGCTTCATGCGACAAAATGATCCCCGCATGCCGTTGTTTGCCGACCGCAAGTCGTCATCTACGCGTGGTGGTGGGTTTGGTTCTGGTTCTAAATAACTTAGGAGTCCTTAAATGGCATCTACCGCTTCTCCCTACGGCTTCCGTGCCGTAAACGAGTTGAATGGTCTACCGTACGCCGGTGCCACTCGCTCGTTCCCAATCGACCCTGCCGGTTACGCCGCCAACATCTTCAATGGATCGTTGGTCTACGTTGCTGCAACAGGTTATTTACAAATCGTCACATCTACCGGTGCTGATGCAACTACTAACGCTTTCCCAACAGGTAGCGGCGGTGGTGCTTTGGCTACAGGTGCAGTTGGCGTTTTTGTTGGTTGCACATACACCAACGCTCAAGGTCAAATCATCTATTCTCAGTATTACCCTGCCAACACAGCTTCTGTGCAAGGCTCGACTATTACTGCGTATGTTGTTGATGACGACCGCGCTGTGTTTGCTGTGCAAGCTAACAACACTGTCACTTTTGCCGCGTTGGGTCAAAACGTGTTCTTGTCTGCTGTGCAAAGCACAAGCACAGGTTCAACAACTACTGGTAACTCTACAACGGCTGTCTCTGCTTCTAGCACTGCGGCTACTGCGGCGTTCCGTATTGTTGGCTTTGTGAACAATGCACAGTCACAAGTTGGCGACGCTTATACTGATTTGCTGGTGAAGTTTAACCCCGGCTACCACTCATACACCGTTGCAATCGGTCTATAAGGAGTAATTCACCATGGCAATTTCACGCGCACAACTACTTAAAGAGTTGCTCCCCGGTCTGAACGCTTTGTTCGGTATGGAATACGCTCGCTACGGCGAAGAGCACAAAGAAATCTACGAAACAGAGAAATCTGAGCGTAGCTTTGAAGAAGAGACAAAGCTGGCTGGCTTTGCTTCTGCTCCCGTCAAGAACGAGGGTCAAGCCATTGCGTATGACAACGCACAGGAAGCCTTCACAGCACGTTACAACCACGAGACTATCGCCCTTGGCTTCTCCATCACGGAAGAAGCTGTGGAAGATAACTTGTACGACAGCTTGTCTGCTCGTTACACAAAGTCTTTGGCCCGTGCTATGGCTTACACCAAGCAAGTTAAAGCCGCCTCCGTTATCAACAACGGTTTCAACGGTGCATACTTGGGCGGTGACGGCGTCACTTTGTTCGGTAACAACAGTTCTAGCGTTCGCGTTGGTCACCCCCTCGTAAGCGGTGGTGTGAACTACAACAGCCCAACAGTTGGTGTTGACTTGAACGAAACATCTTTGGAAAACGCCGTGATTCAAATCGCAGCGTGGGTGGACGAGCGTGGTCTGTTGATCGCCGCTAAGCCCCGTAAGATGGTTGTTCCCCCAGCACTGATGTTCGTTGCTAAGCGTTTGCTTGACACCGAACTGCGTGTTGCTACTGCTGATAACGACATCAACGCGTTGAAGCAGATGGGTGCAATCCCTGAAGGTTATACTGTTAACCACTTCTTGACCGACAGCAACGGCTGGTATTTGATTACCGATGTTCCTAACGGCATGAAGCACTTCGAGCGTATCGCCTTGCAAAACAGCATGGACGGTGACTTCGATACAGGTAACGTTCGTTACAAGGCCCGTGAGCGTTATAGCTTCGGCTGGTCTGATCCTCTCGGTATGTGGGGTTCAGCAGGCGCTTAATGCGTTTGTGAAAAAGGGGGGCTTGTGCCCCCTTTTCTTTTGTTGTATATTGCAATCACTCCGGGGTTATCCGGTGTTCTGACAGTCCCGGCTGACGACATGCAGACAGAACACCATCACTTGCATGTAAGGAAAAATCATGGCACGCACAAGTTTTACAGGCCCAGTCTATTCGGCTAACGGCTTTCTCTCCGGCTCTTCTACAGACCCCGTCGCGGTTACCACAGCCACCAATATTGACGCAGCTTACGCTACGACTTCCGCCACTACTGGCGATACACGCCTGAACTACAGCAAATTAACCTTTACCTCTACAGGTTCAGGCGAAACTCTCCGCGCTTTCTCTGTCGTAACAGGCACAGGCGCAGGCGCTGCTGGCACAATTAACGGTGCACACATCTCTACTGAGATCAACACCCCCGGCACAATTTCTGGCGCGGCTAATGCCCTCCGCGCTACTTTGGGCGGTACTTCTACATCTCCCGGCGGCACTTTGGCAGCTATCCAGTTGGATACCAACTTTGCATCTGGCGTTACTCTGCCCGGTTCTTCTTCGTTTATTCGTGTAAGCGACAGCGGCGCTGGTACAGGTAAGGTTGCAGCTTTGTTTAACATTGAGTCTGGCCCAGCCGCTACGATTGTTAGTACTGGTACGGTTGGTGGTACAGCAAAAGCTATCAAAATTTTGATTGCTGGCGTTGCCCACTACATCACAATCGGTACAACAGTTACCTGATATGCAGATCACCAAGGAATTCTTGGAGTCTGAGATTCGTGACCTTGAGACTGAAGCGCAGAAGGCCCAAAACTTTCTAATGCAAGCTCAAGGCACGATTCAAGCGTACAAGATGTTGATTAACAGGTTAGACGCACCAGAACCGGAGCAACAAAATGACGATGCAATATGACGTAAAGTCGGCGCACAACACAGTATCCGGTGTTGCATACGCCAGCCGTACGCGTTTAAAAGGGGTGTTAATTTCCCCATCTACGTCTGTAACGTACAACACCACATTTTGTGATAACGTAAGTTTGTCAGGTACATACAATGTGCCCGGCAGTACTACTTGTACAGTGACAATTACCAATCACGGGTTGTCAAACGGCGATAGAGTGTTTTTGGACTTTACCTCCGGTACCGCCCAAGACGAAGCATACACTGTGTCAAACGTATCAACAAATACTTTTACCGTGACTGTGGCATCCGCTACTACGAGCGGTAATGTGACCATGTACGCCAAAATACTGGCTGAATTTGATTGTTCTAGCGGAACGGCTTTCTACACATTGATTCCCGGTGAAGGCATTTTGGCTCCCAATGGCATTTACGTTGGCATCCCCAACGCAGCTATTACCACCACTATTTTTTACGGGTGATATGAAATGGTAATGCAGTACGACGTCAAGTCATATCATGCCCAAGCGTCCGGGAATGCTATGACTTATGCTGTCCGCCTTAAAGGTGTAACGGTAACGACAGGTACTGTGTCTGCAAGGAACATGGCAATTGCCGACCCCGCAGTTTCAAAGTCAGGCACTTGGAGCCGCACCGGAACAACCGTCACGGTTACGATAAATAACAATGGTTTAACGAACGGCCAGCGGGTGTTTTTAGATGTTGCTGCTGGAACCACAATGCGTGACGGCATGTATGAGGTGTCTAACGTTACAACCAACACGTTTACAGTTACTTCTGCTACATCAGGAACCGCTTCTGGTACAGTAACCATGTACACAAACATTTATGTTGAGTTGGACACGTACAACACGATAGGACTTCCTGTGTATGTGCCCGGCGAAGGTATTTATTGTCCCAACGGTATTTTTGTTGGGCTTGGTTCAAGCGTAACAGCAACGGTACTTTATGGCTAAATCACCAGCATGGCAACGCAAAGAGGGGAAATCCGAGAAGGGCGGCTTGAACGCCAAGGGACGGGCCTCGTACAACAAAGCCAATCCCGGGAAACCCGGATTGAAAGCTCCTCAACCAGAGGGCGGCAAACGCCGCGACTCTTTTTGCGCCCGTATGGAAGGCATGAAGAAGAAGCTGACCGGAGAGAAGGCCAAGAAAGACCCGAACTCCCGCATAAACAAGAGCCTTCGGGCTTGGAACTGCTAATATGAGTGACATCGAACTGACTGAACGCGAAGAAGCCATAGCCAGAAGAGCGGCCAAGCTAGCCATTGAAGAAATGTCTGGCGAGTTCTACAAGAAGGTTGGTAAGACCGTTGTAGAGAAGGCGCTTATTTGGCTCGGCATGCTAGTTGTTGGTTTTGTGATCGGCAAAGGCTGGATCGTTAAGGTTTGACATGCCTAGTACAAGTAAAAAACAGCATAACTTCATGGCAGCGATTGCAAACAATCCTGCGTTTGCCAAGAAGGTTGGAGTTCCTCAGAGTGTCGGTAAAGACTTCACGGCTGCGGATAAAGGTAAGAAGTTTCGTTCTGGCGGGATGACCCGTCCAGATATTCAGAAGGTGAACAAGCCTAAAACCGAACACGGAAAAATGGCTTTTTTTAAAGAAGGTGGAACTACCATGGCTACAAAGAACAACGGCATCACAACTGCCAAAATGGGCACAGTCAAAACAGCGGCTCCTAGCCGTGACGGTGTTGCTGTCAAGGGTAAAACCAAAGGCACAATGATCGACATGAAGGGCGGCAAAGTGCTCGGCACTAAAGTGGCCGCAACCAATGGTATGAAGCGCGGCGGTAAGTGCTAATATCATGATGGCCAGCCGAGGCATGGGGGATATTGCCCCCTCTAAGATGCCCAAGGGCGTACGAAAAGCCCGGCGGG